TTAGTAATACCACTGACAGTAACAGTAACAATTGTTGTTCTGCTAGCACCAGGATTCTTACTTGCAGTTAAACCAACAGTTTTATTACCCGTGCCACTCTTAGAAGCAGGGGTAAGCCAAGAAGCAATAGCCATCTTACTACCCCCCCCTAATTATGAAACCGTCCATTCGACGTTAGAAGTAACATTAACTGTCTGAGTTCCACCAGCAGCTTCAAACTCAAGAGAAGTCTTATCTAAATCCAGATAAGGATCTTGAGTAAATTTAGCAATATAAGTCTTAGTTGCATCAACAGTAACACTAAAGTTTACATCATCTGAAACCTTAACTCCATCTTTCCACCAACCACCAAAACTATAACCTTCTGCCGCTGTAGCATGAATCGTTGCAGTAGTACCATCAACAAATTCTCCAGAATCAGTAGCTAAATTCTTAGCACTTCCGATTCCTACACCACCTTGCGTAGTATCATTAGTATCAGTTCTAACAGTTAATGTGAACTTATCGGGTTCAGGAATAAGATCACAATTTATAGTAACCTTAATATTCTTTTCAACAACAAAGCTATACTCATTTTGACTATTTAATGGAACTTTAATTCCATCAACAAGAACATCTCCAAGAGTATAACCGGCACTTACATTAACTTTAATTTTACAAGTCTCACCATCAGTATAAGTTCCAGCTCCATCTATTGTAGCACTTCCATTAGGAATAGCTTCATATGTAACTTGGAACTCATCAAGAGCATCAACTTCAAATTGAGCAGTTATAGTTTTATTGCTATCAACTGTAATCTCTCTTGTAACAGAAGTGGGAGCACCCGAATCAGTCCATTTCAAGAAATGATAACCATTATCGGCTAATGCTTCAATTGTGACTTTCGTCCCATCAACAATATCTGTGAATGTATGAGAGCCACTATAATAATCACTCCAACTATTGTTTAATTTAGCTCTACACTTTCCACCTGTTCCAGCAACAACTGTGAGTGTTCTCATTACTATCGCTTCAAATGATGCAATGTGTACCGCATTTACACCCGATTTAGCCGTGAAGTTTGCAGGATTGCTTGATGTTTTCTCATTACCCGTAGTCCACTCTTTAAACGTATAATTACCTTTAACTTGTGCTTCAACAGAATAAATTGAACCAACATTAACCTTAAAGGATTGTTCAGAACTAGACCAATTAGACCAAGAACCATCTCCTATACGATAGCGAGCTTCATTTGTGCCATCAGTTTGTACTGTAATAGTAACTTTTTCCGGTGGGATTTCAGCAAACGTGCATGATAAATTCAAATCATCATGAACTGATTGTGAATATGGATTATCAGTAGAATCAGATCCGTCAATAGTCCATTTAGAAAAAGCAAAACCACTATTAGGAACAGCTAACACCTCTAATACATCTCCATCAGCAATACTAACGGAATGTGACGCTTTAGCTTCTGAATAAGATCCACTACCAACTTTATATTTACATTTACCATTAGTATTTGCTGTAATAGTAACATTATGATTTGTTATTGGAATTTTAGAGAAGTATCCTTCAATTCTAGTAACTTGATTAATTTCAATAGAACTAGATATTTCAAGAACTTCATCACCATTAACATTCCATTTATCAAATTGATAACCAGATTCAGGTTGAGCTTCAAAATAAACTAAAGTGCCGGCAGCAAATTCTAGTCCATCAATATTTGTACTCCATGAAGACCAAGAGCCATCAGAAGTTTTATAACGAACTTGACCACCTAATCCACAACGTAGACTAAAATTAAACTCAGTAGGAGGAACGTAAGCCTCTTTAAAATAAGCAGTATATATTTTACGATCAAGACCTTCTTCTACAATAATGTTATTCTCATTATTTGGAAGAGTAGCACCTGTAGGAGAAATCCAATTTTCAAACTCATATCCGCTATTAGCTTTACCTTCAATAGTAACAATTGTTTTCTCAGCAGCAGTTACTTCATGTTGTGCAGCCCAACTAGACCAAAGACCTTGTATATCTTTGTATCTAACTAAACCATTTGCATTAGCTATAACACTAAACGTGAAATATCTAATGGCTTCAACAAAAGTAACTGTAACAGTAACATCTTGATTAACTACAACACTCCATGTACCATCACCATTATCTGTAATATTACCATCAGATGCAGAAACAGTTCCAACTTTCCAACCTTGAGCAGGAGAAGGAACTATAGTAGCAATTTGACCAACTTGATAAACTCCAGCTCCACTAGCTGTACCTTTACCAGATGGAGTAGTATTTACAGTAATTTTATATGTTTGAGGAGTATTAAGTTCAAAATATGCAGTATAAGTTTCATCCGAATCAACAATAAGATCATATTGAAGATTAGTAGAAACTAAGATACCTTTACTATTTTTCCAATAAACAAAATGATAACCATCAATAGGAGCAGCTGTTATAGAATGTCTTGTACCTTTCGGGAAAGTACCTGCACCAACAACATAACCAGCAGTTGCAGGATAAGCATCTACATTAATATAGAAATTATTAACAGGAGAACCTTCTTTTTCAAATACGCCTATCAAGTCCATATCTTTCTTGATATTGAAAGTCCAATCAGAACTAATAGACATAATCTCATTAGAATGATACTCTTTCCAACCCATAAAGTGATAACCGGGAGCAGGTTTAGCATAAAGTTTAACTTGACTACCAGCCTCAAATTGAAACCTAAATCCATCAGGACTTTCATCAGGCATAATATGAGAACCAGTACAACCAACAATACCACCTTCTTCCGGAGAAGGAGTTAGACTAACTCTATAATAATTACGTTCGATATGACCTGTTTGCAAGAAATCTTGAAGATCTTTAATATAAGTCCAAGCTCTAATATATGTATCTTGACAACCACAAGTATTATTTCTAACACCACGACTAGGATGTACATAATTAGCTTTAAGACCTATACAAACTAAAGTGTCATCTGTGAGAGATTCACTACCAACAATCAATTCTCTATCAATTGCGATAATATTACCATCTGTAGTCAGATTAATCTCACATCCTTTTTCATCATACATATAATAACAACCATCAGTACGATGATAAAAAAAACGAACGTTATGCTCACGCTTAGGAAATGTACCCGGAGGAAGAACTTGTTTTAACTTGACAATTTTAATATTACATTCCATAGCATTAAGTTTAAACGAAAATAACTACGCAGAACCGTTAAGCTCCACGTAGTTTAAAATAGCAACTTAATCAGTTGCAGTATTTAATGCAATGGCATTATCTCCACTGCCTTTAGCTAAAACCTTAATAGCTTCTAATTTAGCAACAACTGCATCAATAACAGCTTCAGTACCAACAACAATTTGGAACTTACGTGGACTATTATTATCAGCAGCTATTTCAGGGAATTGATTAAATTCAGCAGTAGATATAACAAGATAAGCAACTTTATCAAAACCTACTTTAGGATCAGCAATACCCCATGCTTCTTGCCACTCATCGTTCGGATTCCAACCCATGTTAATCAAAGAATAACGTAAATCTTCATCACTAAGAGCAACATCAGCTAAGAAACCAGATAACTTAGTATGTTCAATAGTAATAGTTCCATTAGCCTTTTGATCAGCTAACAAACCAAATACATTAACAGTAAGTTTCGTAGGTTGTTTAGCAACAACTGTAATATTAACACCTTGGGTATCTTTAGCAACTGTAATATCAAACAACTCTTTGTTATAAGCTGTAAGACTCATTACTTTCTTAATTTTCTCAACAAGACGATCAAGAGTATCAGTTGCATGAATACGAACAGGTATCTGTACAATCTGAGGATTAGGATTAACAGTTAAACCGTGACGATACGGTTCAGAAGAAACAATTTCAATGGCACCACAGAACTCAGCATCTGCATTATATACAATTCCATCCGCAGGTTTAAGAGCGGGATTCGTAATACCTTTAAGAACAACAGTTTCCTTTTGATCAGCTTCAGTATATTTACGAACATTATAAGTGAAATTAAAAGGGTTAATATCAACACCTCTTTGATTCACATACCCGCCACTCTTAGTAGGAATTGCAGACATAATTACAAAAGGCTCAGGTCTAGTTCCAGTAGTTTGGAGTTTAGTACCATAAGCAGTACAAATGCCGAGTTGACCATTAGATAACTTAGTATCAACAGTAACATTATCGACAAATATTTTTCCGTAACTAACAATTCTCATAGTAACGTATTATTTTAAAGAATTACTTTCATTTATAGCAACTTGATAACCAGGATCTTTAAGGATACCAAGAAGTTTTTGTGTTGCAAGATCAATAATCTCAGTTTTAAACGGAAGTTCAGAAACTTCATCAGTTACAATATTAAACCTAGTAGGTTGACGAAGATATGTAATAGCAACATCAGTAATAATGAATTTATCATCCATATCTACGAGCAATCGATCGTTCTCTATTACACATATTGGATGTAGATGCCTATTAGCTCGATTATGATACGTTTGTAACATATCCATGCGTTGTACATCCGAAACTAAATCCATGCCTGCAAATCGGCTCTCTCGTACCTTAGTTATCGTTCCATTAGCAGTTATAACTTCATATCGCCCTGTATAACGCTCGTTGTTGAATTGGTCTAACTTAATCTTATACTTGTCACCAACTACTATTAGCGTTGGCATATCGAAGTAAAATATAAGCGATTCTGGGTAATACGAGTTTCTGTAACGTTCGTAGGTCACATTATAACCTTTTCTAAGTAATACAGAAAGCATATAGTTGATATACTCAAATAGACCATCTTTACGATAGATTTTAGCAGGATAATGAAAAGTAACATTATCAGCTCCAATTTGAATATTGAAATCTTCTATATAGCCCGGAATAGTTTTAAATAACTCACTAATGTTTACTACATATATCCTAGTAGTAACAGATTCAATATCTCTATAACGTTTAAACTTATCGAATATAACACTTGCTGTATAAGAAACGCCATGTAGATAATTAGTAGGTAAATAAGCAAATCCTCTATTACCCTCATTTGAAAGAAGGTAAAGAGGACTTCTATATGTATCTTTTAAAACCTGTAAATCATCGTAATAGCGTCCGCTTTCTTCAAAGGCTTTAATCTTTTGCGTAAGCAGTACGTCAATAGCTTCATTAAGAGCAATATCAATATACTGCGGACGAATGGATTCTTGCCTATTAGCATTAATCTGCTGAATCTTTTCATTTACAGCGATATGTGCTTCTTTACAACTACTATACATACTGACAGCTTTTTATTAATTTAGAACCGAGGCTTTATAAGCAGTGAAAAGTTGAGCTTTATATTCAACATTCTCAGGAGCAGCTAAATAAGCCATAACACCTTCAACTGATGAACCAAGAACAACTTCTGGACGCACAGTGTCAAAATAATTATCACCATCTTTAGTGATAACTTGTGCAGCTAATAGCTTATAGACCTGTGCCATTGCTTCTACATTCTTATTATCAAACAAAGAAATAAACGCATCTGCATTTGTTTGTGAAAGTTCAGCTACAGCCGTCTGCAAATCTCCATGTTCCATCTTGATAATCGAAAGAGTATCAGCAGGAGCATTGCAAATAAGCATATTGCGAATACGCTTATAAGAAGCCTCATCACCTGTGAATAACTGAGCCAACTTAGTAGCAGTATTAACAACAGTTTTGGTTTTAGCATCTTTCATACGTTTAACATCTTCAATACTATGCAAATAAAAACGAATATTAGTTGATTTCTCAACATCTTCCGGTTTATTAGCAACAGTAGAAGTTAGAAGAGCTAAACGCCAAATGATATAGTCTTGAGGTTTAATTGGAGTCATATACATATATAGATTCTCTTCATGAACCGCAATACCATCACCAAACAGCATAGCGTCAAAAATAGCTTTCTCTAATTTATTAGGAGCAATATCTGTATTAATGCTATTTTTCTTAGCCCATTCAAAGATAGCATCACGCTTAATAGGATCATTAAATGAAAACTCCCAACCAGTTTCCAATTCATAACCCTGAGCAGGAACTTCTACAGTAGAGTTCTTTAAATGCTTAAGAACGAGATCTTGAAAATTAACATTACGACTATCAGAAGAAGCTCCAATGATAGTAGGAAGAATAGAAGCCATCTCAGCAGTTTTACTAGATAAAGTAAGAACAGCTTTGATACTTGGACCGAAGATTGTATTAAAAGCACCAATACTTTTCTGATTCACTACTTGAAACATAGTAGGATTCAGCTTTAAAGCTAAGGTTATTTTGCGTGAGTATATCATATAGTTTATACTTTAATCAGTTTATACTTTACAATAATCGTAATGTACGCTTATTCAAAAATCATTTCAGCCCAGAAAGAAGTAGTACCATTAAGCATATTAATACCTTGAGAAGACATAACTTCATAGGTAGCAATATCCTCACGTGTACTTAACATCTTATTGTAAGCACCCCATTCTTTAGGAAGAGGAGTAATACCTTGGTAAACACCGTATAAGTATTCACGACCTTCTTCACAAACAAGTTGGATATTAGGTTCACCTGAAGTATTATCAACAGAGTGATCCAAAAATACCATAGTATATGAAGTAACAGGGAAACCTCCATACATACGACCATTCTTACGATCCATCTCAGCACGAGAACCGCTATCGAACAAGTCAACAACTTTAACTGAAACGGTAGCTCCAGAGTAATGCTTATATTGATTAAAGTAAGCACCATAACTCAAAATACCACCACGACTTTGAATCTCCTCTGCACCAAGTTTATCGAAGTAACCATTACCAATAGCTTCATTCTTGATACATTGTTGGAACATCTTAGAACCACCTTTACCGGTATAAAGAACAATATTCTTATTACTCAAATCAATATCATTACGAACTTCAAAGATACGAGAAAGAATCATATCAATAAGCTCAATAGTCATAAATGAGTACTCGAAGTAATTTCCGAATGCAATAAGAATATCACGAACTCCAGCACCACGAGGAATAGGTTTATTTGAATGCTTTTCTTGGTTATGAATAACACCATTAATATCACGATTATAAGAAGAGAACCACAAGTCTTCCTCTAACAAACGTCTGCGCATAAACTCGAATTGACGCATTTCATAAGGCATCCAAAGAGTACCTTTAGAACCATCATCATAATCAAGTTCAAACTCAGTAACGATATTAGCGATATTACCGGTAATAATCTTAGAGAAACGATGGAAACCAAATTGGTTAGTCATTTCACTCCAAGATTCAGCAGTACTACGAGAACCAGTTGATAATTCACCAGCAATCGTAGGAGCACCCATACCCCAATATTTACCTCTTTCAAAATTGCTAAGATCAATAAATTCATCTGGATTACCACCAAGTATGATCATTTCATAAATATAACCACCACTTGCAGTTTGCTCACCATCCGTCTGCATACGTACAAGATGTTTTCCATCAGGAGTAATAGCAGAGTATTGATAAGGAATCCAGTTATCTTGGAACTCAGCTTTAAAAGACATAAACCCTTTACCAGGTGTTTGAGTAGGCGTAATTAAACGCACAATCGGGGAAGTAACAGTTGGTTTCCCCATAATCTTCCATTTATACTGAGTATCACCAGCATTAATAGGTTTCTTACGAGAGATATTCCCTTGACCTTCTGTAAGAGAAAGAAGAGGGAATTGATTACTGTTCCTACCCCAAAGATAAGTAAGAGATTTATTCAAATCGACAGCACCAAGAACATTAAAGTTCAATAGCATATCGGCATCACTATAAACCTCTTTGGAATACTGTTTTTTTCCAATTTCTCTAAGCATAGTTACGATAATTATTTATTAGAATCAACAATACCACCGGGAACAACAGGACGTCTATTAGGATTAACTTTAGCCGCCCCACCTTGGGTAGATACCTTAACTTTAGATTTACCACCAGAAGTAATGTTCAAACGACGAACATTCTCTTGTCGTATAGATGCAGCAGCAAGTTGACTAATATCAGCACCAAGTAAATTCCGCAGTGCTACCATAGCGAACGTTTCATTATCAGCAAGCATATCAAAAACATCTTTTTGAGCTTGCGTATAAAGAGAATCTCCAATTTCAACAACAGGAGCAGTAAGGTATTTTACAAGATCTTTACGAGTAAGAATTTGCTCTTTACCATTTACAATTCTCTTAACACCAGCTGTCGGAATAGCAAGACCTCCAATAGTACCTTTATTAACAATCTTATCATAAAGCGAATCAGGAACATTAAGTACCTTAGCTTTACCATGATCATCATAGGTAATACCATAAGCTTTATCTAGTTCATCTTGTTCAGCTTTCCATTGCGCTTCTTGACGAGCAGTAGCTTCTTCAATTTCACGTTTCTGATTAGCAGCAAGATAATCAAGACTTTCTTTAGCTGTTTCATTTAAAACTTTATCGGCTTTAGAAAAACGAATAATACGATCAATTTGAGCATCTGATGTACCTTTACGTTTTTCAGCAGAACGAATAATAGCTTCAAGTTGAGCTTCAGACTTATCCTCAATACTCATCGTAGTCCAATCAACATGATTAGCAAAACCTTCGAGTGAACCATAAGTTTGCTTATATAAAGCAGCTTGATGAATATCAGGATTAGCACGGAAGAAATTAGTAATAGCTTCTGATTCAGCTTGATGTCTAGCAATTTCAGCAATATCTGCATCACGTTGAGCAAGGCCTTCAACAGTCATTTCATATTGCTTAGGAGTACCATCAGCGTTTACAGGAGTTAAACCAGAAATAGCAGAAATAGCAGAAACATCAATAGTTTCTTCTTGTTGTTCAGCAGCAGCAAACTCATCTAATTGAGCTTTAGTATAAATAATCTGTCCATCTTTAACCGCATTACCTTCTGCATCTAATTCATATTCAACATCACCTTCATCAGTTGTTAGAATAATCTTATTAGTATCTCCGGTTTCCTTATTTACATCTTCATTAGCTTTAGCAGTAGCTTCTTCTTCAGCTTTACGTTTAGCTTCTTCTTCCGCAGCTTTGCGAGCTTCTTCTTCAGCTTTAGCTTTATCCTCTGCTTCTTTAGCAGCTTTAGCAGCTTCTTCGGCAGCTATTTCTTCAGCAGTTTTGGCAGTAGTACTATCAGTAACACCACCGGGAACAATAGGATTTGGCATAGTGTTTTCTCTTTTATAAATTAAGTTATAACAATGACAAATGTAGTAATAATAAATGTATTCAAAACATCAATAGAAATATAATCTTCAAAAGCGTCATCACCGGACGTTACAGAACCTTTAAATATTCTAATTAATTTCCATTGATTTTAGGTTCAAATGTAGCCATTAGAGAACACCAATTTTTAGCTGATATTGCAATTCATTTCTCTAAAAATCGTGGCTCACGTTAAGGCTTTCGTGGCTTATTCGCATTGATTCGATTCATGCGCTTTTGCTCTTCAAACTTGGCACGCTCTAGATTAGCTCTATCAATATCTAAGTTTAACTTAGTCATTTTAAGATAAGCCTCAAGAGAATTAGCATTACTCTCATCTTCACTAATATAACCATTACCATCTTTATCTACTTGAAGTTTTGCGTCATTAACAATAATCTGAGTAAGATTACTATCAGCTGCAATAGCTTCTTTAGAGTCACGATCTAATTGAGCTTGTTCAGCATCAAATTTGCGTTGAGCTTCAGAATTAGCAGAACGCATTTGTTCAATCTCTGCATCCCATTTCTTTTGAATCTCTTCACGTTCAAGTTCAAACTTACGTTGAGCATCAGCAGCTTCTTTAATATATTTGCGTAAAGAAGCAACGTTATGATTGCAAACAGCTTCAGCAGCTACATCAAAATTACCATTCTGTGCAGCACTAAAAGCAATTTCTTCAAGTTTACGAACTTGTTCATTGAGTTCAGCAGAATTACCAACAAAGATACCAAAATTAGAATTAACAAAATCAGTTCCATTAACTCTAACTTGAACAACTTCATTGGTATTAGGATCAATATAAGAACCTTCAAAGTCATCAATCCATGCAATCTTGGCAGCATCAAGATTAGCTTCCATATCACGAGAACGAAATGAATCAAATATCTTTAGTGACCATACAGATCCCATCAGAGCTTGATTAAGTCCCATCTCAGTAACAGCTTTACCAGCTCTAGCTTGAATATCTCCTGCACGTTGATCATTCATATTAGCTAATTCATACGCTTCTTGCTTAATAGATTGCTTAATTTGATTAAGAACAGTTAAGTAATTAATCATAGTAGTATTAGCAATTTCTTTAATAGCTTGAAGTGAAGGTTGTTGCTTAGCTATTTCGCTGTCATCAAAAACTAGAGTACCATCTCGATTAGCTGCATCAAGACGCTCTTCCATAGTCATATCATTAGTATCAGCTAAGAAACTTTCAGGAATCAATAACCACGAACGGAACTTCATAATAGTACGTTCTTCTACTAATGTATAAAGACGATAAAGAGCAAGATAAGGTAATAAGCGATAAGGAATAGGTTTAGGATTATTAAGAAGCATAAGACGACTTAAACCATTATAAGGTAACTTACAATGATTAAGATTATTAACTTCTTCACGTTGAACTACACATGGTTGAGCTTTAGTATATACTCCCCAATCTTTATCACCAAAACGATACGCTTCCCAACATTGAAGAACATATGTATATTCAATATCAATATCACCTATAGTAGGATCTAAAACATAATCTTCATCTACCACTTTTTGTTCAATTTCACCATAAGCATTAGTATAACTAAGAATACCACGTTTCATAGGAATCTTAAATACACAATGATGAGCTTTGAGAACCCCGGTAGAGGGCAGGGAGTGGTAGGGAGCGGAACTCTGTGTATCAACAGTAGGATTAAAAGCAATCTCTCTAGAACGAAGCATCAAAGGAGTAACAGCATATTCGCCAGTACTTTCATGATTATGAATTATATCCTTAATATAAGCAATATCTTTTTTAGAAAGAATCTCTTGATATTCACCAATAATATCATTGATGTTTACCTCAAACTCTCTCATGCCATAATCATCATCTTCAACAAAGAGATTACCACTATCAATACGATAATACTCAAGAGGAGAAATAATTTCAAAGATAACATCATTGTATCTTACATCACGATATGAATAGACACTTTCAGTACAGAACCAATAATAGAATGCTTGAATATATTTCTCGTTAGCTTTTATGAGAGAATTAAGTAGATCAAGAGTTCTCTGACCTTTAAGAGCTTCCTCATCAATCCAATCCTTAGCAGCTTCTTTCATAAAATCCTCAGCTGATGGAAGTTCTTTAGAAGGTTCACCTGTTTGAACTCCATTAGCATTCATGATGTTTATAAATTGCTGACGAAGAAGAGAATCAAGTGCAACTCGAAGATCTTTATTACGCTTAGTTACAATATCAATATCAGCATTATAAACTTGATAATTATTATAGGTGTTAATGAATTCCCCTATATATTTCTCTTTAATAGGAGTAATAAAATCAACATCTCTAATCTTACCTGGCAAATCTTCTTTTCTACCATTAACAGAATTATAAGTCGCCATGACATACTTATAAGTAGATTCATCTACAATACCGTTAGCGGCATCAAGAAATGCTTTGATTTCTGCTTTATCATTATTTGAATGAGCAGTAGCAATAACCCAATCGCACATAGCTTTAGTCCATTTCGGAGTACGTTTGGTAGCTTCCGAAACAAACACATCAGGTTTTTCTAAAGAATTAGGAATCTTAGAAGCATTCATTTAACGACGATTTAAACGATTTGCAATACGTCTGCTATTATCTTCTTTATTACCTTCAACAAGACGCTTAGTATTTAAAGAATCTGCAAGAAAGACATACATAGCAACAATAGCAGCACTAATATGGTCAAAGTTACCTTCAGCAGTAAATCTCTGACATTCAAGTAACAGACGAACACTACCAATAAACTTTAGTCTACGAATAGGATTCCTCTCATCTGTATAACCTAAAGGTTCATAAATAAACTCCTTTAGCATACGAAGACCATTATACTTTTTATCACCATCACCAATTACAATACCATAATCATTATTGTTAGGATTAACTAACTTACGACTATTTATATTAGTTGGGTCAAGCATTAAATAACGTCTTAGTTTATATTTAATGAAGTTAGATACCGTTTCACCTGTACCAGCTTCGGGACAACATTCAGCATTATATAAAAGACACATACCCATTGAAACTATATCATTTTGCTCCATTGTATCCATACGACCTATATATTCGCATACTAAGAGCTTTTGATTCGGATATGGAGTAATTGTATTACTTCTCATCCATACTTGCGCAGAATAAAGAGAATGTTTATCTGTAACATCTTTTTGTGCCTTATCTACCTTATATGCGTCCACTACTGTAAAATATAAATCTTTAGGTACTTCTCCATTTACCAAGAAAGGGCGATAGTACATTCTAACGCAACCATGAGTATCATCACGAGAACCATGTGGAACTTGATTCACAAATTCATGGAATTTACCTTTACCAAATATATCTCGTTTAATACATTCAGCTCTAGGTATAAATTCAGCTCTATTTGCACCTCCTAAATCATTAACAACAATCCAACCGTCTTGAAAGAATCTAGTAGCATTATCATTGATTAAATCCGAAACATGAAGATTTAATTCCGGAGATGCGAACATATTCTCCGTTGTATTAATGAATGCTTCGGCAGGAGTATTAGCTCGTTGAGCTTTATAGATTATATGAGTTTCACTATCATTATTATGAAAATGATTCTCTTTATCTTGTTTATCCCAAGCATAAGCAGTGAATATAATTGAATTACCACGTTCAACATAAGGCTCACAATCCCATACTTGTGGAAAGAAGAAACCACATACTTCATGACGTTTATTAATATCCCATACATTTTCCATGCAAAGCATCTTATTCATTTTAGGATTATAAAATGCTTTACTAAATGCAGCCCAGTTAGCACCTTTAGTACCACCCGTACCATAAACACGTATAGTACCTACAGATATAGCACCAGATTCAGTATTAGATAAAGTAACATCAAGGGCTTTTTGTAAGTTAGGACATTTACCTGCTTCCTCAAAGTCAATCTCAATAGCTTTCTTACCTACAGCAGCAGATTCATTCTTACCTATAGCAACACTATAAAGATTAGAAAGCCAACCAAAATTCTTAAGACCTTTCGTGGATACACGATAACCCATAAGAATATCATCAATAGCTTCTGAAATGTAACCTCTTTTCCAAAACGTATGCTCTTCAAAATGATCAAGACATTTCTTAGCCATAAATGTAGTAGCACCTTTATCAGTAAGATAAGCTAATTGGTCAGCAGCAAGTGTAACAGTAACATTAGGAAATAAGTTTATAGTATTTGCAGCTTGACTACCACGTTTATAAGAGAAACCTTTACGACGAGCTTTAGCTTTAGTAAGATGAAATTTATTATTAGCAATAAACTCATCTATTTTGAAATTCCAATAATCACCATCCCAATAACGAGGAAAACCCATAACAGTTTCAACGTGTTCAGCACCTTCTCTTTTAAGCTTTTCTCTTTCTCTAGCGTTAGGTGTACGTTCAATTCTACCATAATTAAGATAAGTATAATGAGCACCTGTAATACGCATAGGCTTAAGCAAAAGATCTCGCTCTTCATCTGTAGTAGCTTTATCGAAAAACTTAGGAATATCTTTATAATAAAGTTTAGCTTTTATAATAACACCTTTTTTACGTCTAGATGTTTCTCTTTGCCAAAATGATTCATAAGCGGGAGTATTAGGATCATAATCACAATAAGTACCATATTCATCAAAAGCATCAGCAGAACGAGAAAGTCTTTCGATATTGATAACAATAAAATTAATATTCATAAGAATACCACCAGAATTACCAAGAAGAAAATCATCATCTGGATCATATAAAGGCTTATTAGTAATATAACTAATACCCTCTGATGCTTTAGGATATTTACTTTTATCTTCACAAAGATAATCTATAAAAGGAATATCTCCACGTTTATATCCCCATTTATTCTCAGGTGCAGCATTAATACCATCACAACTATTTTTCCAATAAGCGTGAATAAACATGAAGTTATCAATAGCATCTTGAGAAAATTCATATTTACTATTCATAACCTAATCAATTATATCTATACTGCTACCAACACCATTATCTATTTGATTATTAACATCCATAGAAGCAGCAAGCTCTTTACCTCCACGTACAATAGTTTTTCTAAGTTTAGACTTAATGTAATTATCTTCAACTTCTTTAAGTTCTGCAATAAGTTTAGGAAGATCTTTACCCATCTTAGTAATCTCACGCATATAATTAAGCATACCTCCGATTTCATCTTTAGTAAAAGAATCTTTCTTTAAATCATTACGAAGATTTTGATTCATAACTGCCATTAAATCTTTACCAGCTTGAAGAGCATTAACAGTTTCAAAGAACATTTGACCAACATAATTTATATTATGCTCAATAAGCCAATTGATAGCATCAACCATATCTTTAGTAGGTCTAAAGTCAGAATTAAGTTGAGCAACTTCAATAGCATAATCAAAAGCCTTTTGATCTTTTAAACCATTACGATGTATATATCCATCTTCATCAGCATAACAATCAATAAACTTAAATATCTTATACATTAGCTTTCTATCATTATGCCAATCATTATATATAGTAGCAAGAACAGGAACTTTAAGAATCTGTTCAACATTAAGAATAAGTTTAGAACCTTCAACTAACCATACGTGTAATGCCATAACCAATAGTTTTATCTGTTTTATTACGAGCAACAAAAAAGCCCGTACCAACTTAATGATACGGGCAAATATAAGAATTACTTCTTAAATACAAAATACAATAATAACAAAATAAAATCTTTATAGTAACTATTACTTTACCATATATTATTAGTAACCAAATTAATAGTTTCAGTTCTCCACCTCGATACAATAATATATTCATCTTGATCATCAGCACTACTATAAACATTACAGTTAACACTTAATGCTTTATTACCGGGACTTTCATCAGGAGTAACAGTTACAAATGATTTTTCATATATCAAGAATATTAATCGGATATGAAAAAGAATTTTATTTGTACAAATGTAACTCAAATTCAAACTGTTTATTGTCCGTAGTAGTATTTAAAATCATAGGTATAGGAGAATTTGGATATTGAAGAACTTGCAAAGCAAATTGATGTAAACTTATATAATCAACTGTATCATTTAAAACGTACTCTTTACAATTATGAGGATGTTGAATAGTTTTTGCCATAGGTACTATATCATTACCAACAATCTGAACACCATCACCGGAATTAACGGTATTAACTCCCCTCCAAAATACTAATTTATGTTCTTCAAGAGTATAAGAATACGTAATCAAAGCTAAATCTCCCGAAGTACCTTTCTGTTTATTCATAAATAAAGCACCAGACAAACACCAATATTCCATAGTAGTATCTGTAAATACAATATTTAAATTGAAATCTGCACCTGTAATACTAATATATTTACTTGGATAAGCCATAACATTTGCTAAATTATAAACTAGAGGGCCTCTATCATCAGCAAAATATAAACAACTAAATCCAGTAATAACATTAGTTTTAGTTAAGAAAGAATTATAGAGATCTATTCTAATCTTTTTCATAGAAGCAAACTTATTAGCAACAGAAGTATCTCCATCTACAGATTGTACTCCAACAAAAAACTTACTTGTATCTAATAAACCTTCTTTAGTTACATCATTTGCTAAAGCAATATTATTAGCTTGCAACAATATAGTTCTAGTTCCACTAGCTGTAGCATCACTAATACAAGTACATTCAATAAGATTGTTACCCAATGCAATAACAAAAGTTTTATTTTTATACGAACCACCAGCTTGTTTAACAGCTACAGTTTTTGATACCCCCCTCCCAGATACCGTTAAACTAGTAGATCTTTCATCTCCACTATTTTGTCCACAAACAACATCAAAAGAACCATTATTAGATCCAGAGTCATTTGCAACTTCAACAAAATCTTTATTCATATCTTTAGTTTTATTTATTTATCAATAAAAGTTTCAAATTGTTTCATAAACAAAGCAATTTGAGTAGCATAAGCATCCACTATATATTCAATATCATTAGCATAATCTTCATTAGCTTGAACAAATAAACAATGAACATACTCATGCCAAAAAGTTTGATTTTTAATAGAATCAGGAACAGTAACACCCCTATCAGAATCAATAATATAAATCCGACCAAGAACATGATCTGAAAGACCATATTGAATACCCTGAGTTGATTGATAAGATACCTCTTTCATAGCATGAGTTATATACCAAACAGCACCAACTCTATATTTATCTGGATAAGGAAGATTATAATCCCAATCATAAGATTCATCATCAAACCAATTCATAAAAAGCCAACTTAAATGAGCATAAGCAATATCATCTAAGTGAGCTTGTTTACCATTAGGAAATTCTTTATTAAGATTAAGTTCATTTGTAATAATAATAAAGAATGCTCTAATAGCTTCTCTAAGCATAGCAGTTGAATCTAATGAATCATTAATTCTAACATTACGTTCATCAAAATCAATTTCAATACGATCAACATTAGCTCTAGCGAAAGTATAGTCAAAAGGTCCAATCTTTAAAACCACACCATCTACTCTTTCATTTAATTCAGTAGAATCAAAAGGATTACTAAAAACAGTTTTCATACTAAAATTAATAATACAATGAATATAACATTTAAACCAATAGAACAACTACCAATCTTAGACCAATTAGCAGAACAACGCATATACTTCTTAAGATCTTTAATCATATCTTTATTACTCTTTTCAAGATCAGCAATAGACTGCTTATAAACGTTCGCTTGGTTTGTAAGAGTATAAAGAGTATGCTTTAAATTATTAATAAGAGTATCTTGTCCAACAACAATATTCTTTAAAGATTTACACATAGCTGCATCATATTCTCCTTGTTTAAGAAGAATTGCAATCTTTCTATTATCTTCAAGAGTATATGTAATAACAGTATCCTTACAAACTTTCAATTCTCTGCCGTATATATCTAGTGATACTATCATCAGAAATAATATAAATATCAGAGAATTTTTCAATATCTTTTTCATACTTTATAATAGTTTTATTAGTATTAGCTTTAAGGCTATCTATAATACGTTCTTGCTTTATAGCATATTCCTCCAAAGCAGATATGACCCTATTAAAAGAATCCAGAGTATGATAAGGAATATTATTTGTATATATTCTTTTTTCTTCATTACATTGGATTACATTAGTAACTATTAGCAACAAAAAAAGGAGTGCTACTAACACTCCTCGAAAATTGACTTTCATAATCAATCGAAATCAGATATATTAACCAAAGTGTACGTAAATGAATTTCCATACATAGTAGCGGCTTTCTTAACAAGAGGAATAAACTTATCCTCATAATCACGAACTGATTCAAATACTTGACAACCTGCTGAATAAAGACCAATAGTACTAACTATTTTCCATTTAGAAGCACGATGTATATTAATACCACACATTTCAAAAGTAGGTTCACCGGAAATCTCAATATCACCATCTTTTCTAGTAATACGGAAAATAGGTAAAGGTTTAGCTTGAACTAAAGCATCATAATCACCTTTATGTTTACCTAACTTAAATGCACCTTGAAATTGTCCTTCATCAAGAATAGCACAACCTTTAGAATTAATAGGTTTAATCAGATTCATATCAGAAGGATCAGTAGTAATGGAATACCAATCATAAATCCATTTACCATTAAGATTAGGATGAACTTCATTAGCTTTATAGAAAACTAGAAGAAGATCATTAAAATGTTTGGTATCAGTAATATCACATCTAATACCCCAAATATTAAGATTATAGTTACCTTTATCAAAAATAGTATAACCATAAGTCTTAGCAATCTTACGAAGAACATCAATATTCGTTTTAGCGATGATGTCATCATAAGTAATCAAAGCATTTGTAAGTTCACTCATTGTCACTTGATATTATAATTAAACAAATTTGTATTAGCTTTACGTTCTTTATTTAATTGAGCAAGTCTGTAATCACAAATGGCTTTAACTTCTGCTTTAAGATATTTAATATCAACAAAAGTAATAACTTCTTCATGAGGCATATCATCAGGAATCATAGGATTCTCTACAGTTCTGATATGACAAAGCATATTACCAAGACACTTAAATCCCCATTGTTCAATCAAATAATCATACATACTTAATTGAAGAGAATAATGAATACCAGTTGAATCTTGAAGATGATTTATAGGAAACAACATAGTTTCATTAGTGATAATATACTTATCTAAGTCAATAGTACCATCTGCTTTTTTTGCCCAATAACCACCTTCAAATCGAATAGGTGCTTTATTAGTTTTCCAATCAAGAATAAAGAACTCATCACCTTTAACAAATAAAATATCAACAAGACCTGAAATCAAATACTCTGGATGATAAACACCAATCTCAGCATAAATCTCAAATCCCATAGACACCATCTCATTTATAAAAGAGTATATTTGAGGATACCTATCAGCAATACCAACAACTCTAAAATAATCAAGATCAAGTCTACCGTAACTATGAGTTCTTATAATATCATCAATCGTATAAATACGACCATTAATAAAACCATTTGCATTCAAATAGTAGTTATTACATCTTTTAACGCATTGTTCTAGGAAATTATGCTTTTCAGTTCCCTTAGCACAAGCCTTTTCAGTTTCAATTTTCCATTCAGCAAGAATCTGTTTAACAGTCTTACCTCTATATCGAATATATTTAGCGTAATTACGATGTGTAGGAGGAACAGGTCTACTGCCAATATTAGCACAAGCTTCAGCGATAGCTTTCCAATCCTTTTGTTCTACAAACTTACCAATAATTGTAGTCGTAGATATATACTCTCTATCAAGAGCATCTGTATATTTATGCTTTTCCTCGTCGAAGAATATCGGCAAGTCTCTGGGTATAATCTGCGTCATAAGCTGCTTTATCAGTAAGTTTAAGAAATCGTTTAGCACGAAGACGTTCATAGAATTTTCTATGACGTTCTTTCATATATTCATGACCGAGTGAAGTCATCTTATTAAAATCAAAACCACACTCAGCATAAATTTGATAAGTTTCAGGATGAATCCAATGACGACCAAAAGAAGGCACATCTATATCTCTATCTACACGTTGCATTGCAGTAAGAACCGACATCCACTGACTATCAGCAATATCATTAAGAAAACGTTCAAAATCTTCACGATTACGAACAAACGTAAGAAAATCTCTACACCAAATTTGTTCATCGGTATAACGTTCAATATAATTCTTACCACCTTTAACTTTATAATAGAATCTTGTAGGAGTCTTTCTTTTACTATCTACAATACCAACAATCTTTTCATACAACTTTGTAACTTGTAGAGGATATAAACGCGCACCTTTAGCCATAATAGAATAAACTTAATAAATCACACCACCAATTTGATTTAAATTGATAAGATTACATTCCCAAAACTCAACCTTACCATCTTCGCCAATAATCATTTTAGAACGACTATCAAGAACTGGACGTCCATCAACAACTTTAATATTTCCTTCACCGCCAAGAACGTCAACAAGTTTATTTTCAAGATTAGTAATCTTAGAACTTAAAGCGACACCTTTAGCTCCATAAGACATATCAAGAATAACTTCATGTCCTAAAGAATCAATATCTGAATCTATCGGAAGAGCAATAACATAAATAGATTTAGGAACCTCTCTATCTACTTTTATAACATCAGTAACTTCAAGAGGTGACATTTTATATTTCATAGCAACAATAGCTCTACCACTAGATACTTGAATATTACAAAGAGAATGTTTAACATCACAAATATCATTAATGTTATAAGCTCCTGCTTGAATCTTAGCAATTTTAAGTTGAATTGAATCCATAGTTTAAATATTTACTTTATTTAGATAATTCGGTTTAAGATTTATAACGTGAACATATTCATAAGCATATCCATTCACATATATGGTAGTAGTATAAACAATTTGTGAATTACTAGGCGTAACTGTAACCATAACTGTAGTCATAACTTTAAATTTAAAAGAACCTCGTTAATCAGAAGTGGTTTTGATTTCAAGAAGTGTTACAAGAATAATCTTAACAGAGAGAACTTCTTCATAACGAGGTTCATACATGGCAAAAATTTATCCAAACTATTCACCAATAAATACTTTCGTAAAAGCGGGATCACCCGTAATAGCAGCGATGTCTTCAGTTACAGCTTTACTTAGTAACCCCGCTTGAATATGAACAAAACTCGGATGAGCAAATGTATGAAATAATTTGATAATACAAGCGGTTGTTTGAATATATTTTTCTGAAACTAATATTTTTCTGTTTTAGCAATAGTATTCATTAGAAATACCATTTGAAATACCGTCTTCACCTTGCCGCCATCCTATGCACTCGCCACGAGATTCTGCAAAATCAATACTACAATCAGCAAGAGCATTTCCAATACCTCTTTGTTTATACGTGCGTACACACACGTGCGCTATGCGGAGCTTTGCAATATATACAAGGATTAATAAAGAAATAAACAAGAATAATAAAAGTAACATCTTTACTTACTCAATTTCTCGGAGCATAATATGTATTTAAATATATTTAAATAAACCTCATAATAACCTCTCTTACACTCCTATTCACCTCCCTCTAATATACCCCCTATAGTCCCCCTTTCTTTCTCCCTCCTCTCTTCCTCTCTTTCTCTCCTTCTTCTCTCCTTTTCAAGTAACATCAGAGTTACTTAAAGTAACATTATATATATTTGTATCTCTATTATCTTTTTCTTTAGTAAGTATATTACACTTAGAGTTTCTCTAAGTATATATAGTAATAATAAGAGTAATATTAAGTAAATTTAGAGTATATATAATAGCTCCGGCTCGACAATCTGCAAGATTCATCGAAATATCAATAATATCTTTAGTAATATTAATAATATAATTATCAACATTTGCAATAATAACATTAATATGCGGAGCTTTGTAGATTCCCGTATGAGGAACTATTTGGAGCTTTGCAGACCCCGGTAGGGAAGAAGGACTGGTAGCGCGCGGAGCATCTGTGGCAACAATAGCTTTAATTATATCATTAGAAGTATTAGCATAGCATTTTGAAGTATCATTAGAAGCATCTACAATATTTGCAGAGATTAATTGTATTATAATTTGCATTAAGATTAGTACTAGCATTAGCAAGATTCCTCTCTTGACCACAGCTATCTCTCTACTGGGGATTACAAGGCTCTTCAAAGTTATTATAAGTATCATGAGTAATGTGTGTATTCTTTGCGGGAGATGTTACTTTAATATTAATATAATATTTACTTTGAGTTTATTTTAAGTTTACTTATAGTATATGCAATAATATATGTTATAGTATATTTAGTATAACTTAGAGTAATATTAATATTTGCAATAGCGTCTTCATAGTTCACTTTAGATTTTTGGCAGTTTATAAAGTGAAATGCCTTATTGGTGTTGCTAGTGATTCGGATGATTATTCTAATTATACTAGAGTTAATTCTAATTATACTCTATATACTCAAAGTATTTCTATTATAGCAATGACAGCAAAATTTATTAGAGTTACAAAGGGCAATTCTTAAGAGTTTACTTATAGACTTACTAGAGGCTTTATTAGAAGCTTTATTTAAGTCTTTTTTTAAGACTCTTAATGTTTTGGTTATAAATGGTTTTGATATTTATTATCTTATTGTTATTTCTATTTGAATTGCTATTTATTTTTATATAGGTATTTTTGCTTCTTTTACTCATGTATAAATTTCGGTATGAGAGGGTCTGATGTGGATGTTATTCTTATTGGTTCTTTTATTGCAGTTATTATTGAGTTTGCTTATATTATAGGTTTTAAGAATATGGGTTTTATTTCTATTGAGTCTTCTATTGCTATTATGGAGGGGTTTGTTCATGGTAGGAATTTGGTGTGAGTGCTTGAGTTAGGGGACCTCCTTATACGACAGCACACCCTTCTAATGCTTGGGGGAATAGCCCCGTCGATGATTCATGAGGAATGATTTTCCGAATTGGAACTGCAATTTTCCATAGAGATGTTGCAGTTACAATTTCTATTACTCAGCGACAATCACCGTTAAAAGGCATGGAATTAATTCAATTAATAATAATTAGAACCTCGCAATGTAAAGGTAATTGCTATTTGTGTTATGAATACTTTAATTAATGCACCGGAAACTAAGAAGTTGAATGCAGTTGTGTTGAATAGTATTAGTGTTATTAAAGCTACTGATGATTCTTCAGAACGTTATCTAGTAGATTGTAATGATCTTCAAGGTAATGTGATTGAGAGATTATTCATCGGTAAGAAGCTATTTGATAGAATTGATTCACTTGTTGGTAAAGTAGTTGATATTGTCTACAAAGATTGTATTGCTGGTGTTACTCAGTGGATTGATGAAGATGATATTAATGAAGAAGTTCAGTTTCATACTGTAGATCATAAGCAAGTGGTTGATATTGTTAAAACTAATGATATTAATCTGTTAATTGCTTGTACTAAAGCTGGTATGAAAGATATGTATAATGATTTAAAACTATTGAATCAATGAGAATTACTAGAGTTATTGTGAAGTGCATCATCATATTGGTGGTGCTTTTCTTGTTATCATTAGGTGAATCTATTACTGAATTGATTGTATCTAATATTAATGGAGATTTATTTATTGGTTGCATTTGTGGAGCTATTATTGCTATTATTATTATGTCTATTATTAAACCTGATAAATTCTGAATTGATAAGAGTAGTCTTAGTGCTACTCTTATTTTTTTTAATACTCTACAAACTCCGTCTAATCAACACGACTAACACCCTTATTGTACTTGGCGGGCATGGTGCTTGTCTTAATAATTCTAAAACTTAACATTATGGCAAACGAATTAAAAACTCCGATTAGACATTCAGTTATTGGTGAAATCATTTCTGTTAAAGATATTAACAAAGATGACTATAAAGAAGGTAAATTCAAACATGATTGTAAGATTGTTCGTGTTGATCCTTTGAATGGTAGTCCTCTTGTTGATGTTTATATTACAAATGATCAGTATAATCAATATGGTTTAGCACCTATTGTATTCGAAGGCAATGTTGTTAATTTCACTATTGACGAGAATATTGCTGGTGAAACCGGTTATATTGATCCTGATACTGAAGAGTGGACATATCATGAAAAAAGCTTCAACAGTTTCGCTGGTGCTGACAACGTTGGTTCTTTAGGTCTTATTAGTGTATTTGGTAAACTTGGTGTTGGTGCTGATATGGTATCTACGTTTATCAAGAGTATCGAAACTGCACGTTCTCAACGCAAAGCTGTTGTTAAACCTAAAGTTACTACCGAAGATGTGGCAACTGAGCAAACAGAAGATGCTGCTTAATTGATTCGTAATAGTGCTGAGTATTCTCACTTGGCACTATTTACCCTTTTTATTGTCTAATCAACCGACTAATAAACATGAATATGCTTAATGTAATTTATAAAGATACAACTGTTAATATTAATCATTCTACTATTAACATTTATGAAGATTATATTCAAATCTTTTTCGTTAGAACTCAAGATAACGATTGCAAATTCTTTTGTCAATGGCTTGAGGCTAATAGAATTGATTATGAAAAGAAAGAAAGAGATTCTTATACAATTATTAAAGTTGATACTAATATATTCAATTTAGATATTGCTGTTAAATCTCCTATTAAATCTTCAGAAGTATATAATAACTTCTATGATGTCATTTGCAAACATGAGCGGAATATCGCTAATGCTGAAGCTATTATTACTAAATATGAAGAATATGCCGCTGATAAGGCTAATGAAATTAGTAATATTAGTTCACGAAAATATTCTGATGAATATCATAAATCTTTCGATAATACTCTACTAGAAATACTTGAATATACACATTGTAAATATCTAGAAATCGTTGCTTTAACTAAAGAACATCTCGATGTTTCATGTGGAACATTACCTGTTGTTGATGAACTTAAAGTTGCTTATCATGTGTCAGAATTATTCAGTAAAGATGATTATAGAAAGCTGTTGTATATTCAAGATTATTTGAATAACAAATCGAAATTGTCTAAGCAAGAAAAGCAATATTTGGAGATGTTATGGAAATTAAATGACTATGAATATCCAGAAGTAGTTAAAGAAGTAGAAGCAATAGGACGAGAAAAATTCAATGAGTATTACAATAAAGCATTGAAATTTGTAGAGAAAGATGAGAATTTGAAAGAGAATATAGAAGAGAAATTGAATAAGTTTTATTAATAGTGGCGAAAAAAATTGTA